TGTTGGATGAACGCTGGTTGCTCTGACGTTTGCATTCTTCTTCAATGCATACGTTGTCTTCTTTTCCCACATCTCCTCAGGTGTGCAGTCAGGCATCTCTCCGTCTGTCTCCATCTCAAAGAGCGCTGTGCCGTGCTCATCGATGCGCTTGGAAATGTACGCCTCACGCTCTTCAAATGACCAGAGTGGGATATCGATGGTGGCCACTGGTGATTGTGGATAACCTTCTTTGGTGCCGGCGTCACGGGCAGACCAATCACGAATGATGGCAATGATCTGCAGCTTTCCGACTGGTACCTTCTTGACCTTCTCCACCATCCACGCATAGATGTTGAGCTGGCGGTGCCAATCGTCCTTCTCATTCATCACTGCCCATGCGCCGGTAACTTTGTAGTCACTGACTGTAATCGTGCCGTTGGGTTCTACTTCCTGTAAATCAATAGCACCAGAGATCTTCCAACCATCAAACTCCAGGTGCAGACGCTCTTCAACAATGTGATGATCGTCCTTGCCGTGTTCCAAGATGTTGTGAACAGCAGATCCAAACAGTGACCATACCATCTCGCTTGCGTCTTGCTCGATCTCTTCCCAGTGTTTCTTTTTCAACTGGACAATACGTGGCGAGTTAATGATCTCTGTAGCAGAGATGTGTGCTTTACCTTTTGAGTACGTGGGACGTTGGATTACATTGACAAACGTCTGAGGCAGATTAAATTTGTTGGTGAGTTTCATTGTTCTTTCCAAGGTGCTCGAAACAGTAGTTCTTTTCCGTAGGCCTGAATCATTTGCTCTACGCCGGACATACGTTCATGTAGGTTTTCAACTTGCATCTGCAACAGTTTGATTTGTTTTTCTACCTTCTGATTGTTCTCATACTGTACGCAGGTGTGCCAGTCATCGGGGTTTGGTATACCGCAATCAGGACAGGTCAACATCATTACCATCCTGATCAATTACTTTGGTATTTTTGTAAATGGTCATAACTAATTCCATGCAGTCGTGCAGCTTTACACCTTCCGCCACACAAAGAGTTGCATAGGCTATGGCCATGCCTGATATGGCGGTGCCAAAATCATCGTCTCTGTTTTGCACGAGCTCAACAATTTTTGAAGCTAAGTCTTTCCCGCCTTCTATGTCAATTTGCAGTCTACGATCTTGGATCATTTGCTTTCCTTTTGTTTTGGGAAAAGAAATATAGCACACATATTGCATATGTCAACAACTACCTGTTATAATATTTTTCATGAGATACGCAGCCCGAATAGATGACAATCAAAATGAGATCGTGAACGCCCTCCGTAAGGCGGGTGCCACTGTCCGTGTGGTAACCCAGGGCGGAGGCTTGCCTGACCTTTTGGTTGGCTATCAGGGGAGGACGATCCTGATGGAAGTCAAGGATGGAAATAAGGTTCCATCGGCTAGGAAGTTGACTGATGCGGAGGAGAAGTTCTTCATGGAGTGGACTGGTGGGCCGTTGGTGATTGTCAATTCGGTTGAGGAGGCAATTGTTTTTTTAAATAAACTCTGATAGGATAGTTTCACGGTGATTGCAGTTGCCGTGCTTTCCTTTGTTGGGTTTGAGTTTGCGGGGGCTGAGGCTCCCGCCTTTTTTAGAGTGCCAACACACATGAGCATTTGGACGCTGAAACGTAAGGCGGACTAACCTAGAAGCGGGAAGCCACAGTACACGCGGTCACTGTGGTAGCAAGACAGGGAAAGAAGTGCTCAGCTGTGTTGGTAATCCTGTGAAGCGTTGCAAAGCTGTGGGACACGTTCCCTCTGTAAGTGCGCAGGCAAGTGCCAACAACTAACAAAGGTGCAAAATGAATCCCTTCCACATAGATGAGCCCACGGTCATATCCTTTTCGGGTGGCCGCACCTCCGCCTTCATGCTTTATAAGGTCTTGGAGGCTCACGACATGAGCCTGCCCGAGGAAGCTATTGTTTGCTTTGCCAACACCGGCAAGGAGGATGAGGCCACATTACAATTTGTTAATGATTGCGCAAAGGCTTGGAACGTCAAGATCCATTGGCTTGAGTATCAGCCGGCGGAACTGACTAAGGATCGCTGGAAAGAGGTGACCTACGAGACAGCCAGTCGGGACGGTGAGCCGTTTGAGGCGCTGATCCGCATGCGTAACTACCTGCCCAATCCTGTCAGCCGCTTCTGTACAGTCGAGCTCAAGGTGCGCACGATCCATCGCTACCTGAAGTCTATTGGCTGGAAAGAATGGACATCCATGATCGGTATCAGAGCTGATGAGCAGCGCCGCTTGGCTAAGATTGGCAACCAAGACTACGGTAAGCACGAAGAGAAGCACGCCCCTCTTGGCCGCATCGGTGTGACCAAGGAAACTGTGGGTGAGTTCTGGAGGAATCAGCCGTTTGACCTAGGCCTGCCCAACATGAATGGCGTGACCATGCATGGTAACTGTGACCTGTGCTATCTCAAGGGTGGTGCCCAGATCCTGAGCCTGATAGCAGAGAAGCCTGAGCGCGCGTTGTGGTGGGCTAGGATGGAATCTGTAGGCCTGTCCAGTAAGCCTGAGGGTGGTAAGTTTAGGACTGACCGCCCAAGCTATTCTGAGATGTTGAAGTTTTCTGAGAAGCAAAGGGATATGTTTGACCCTAATGAGGCAACTATTGCCTGCTTTTGCGGGGACTGATAGCAATGGTAATATTACCATTGGGATGGGTAAACCCTAATACTGTCACCTAGTTGACAGGTAAATTTATTCTGTGATATAAACAGGTTGTTGCCGTAGGAAGCAATGATTGAGGCTGTTTAGATGTGCGTTCCGCTTTACCTAATGCTTTCGGGCGAGAGACATTAGGCAAGGTTCCTACCGGACGCACTTCTAAACAGCCTTTTTGTTTTTTGAAACTGGGATGGTGTACTGGGTTAGCGCCAGTATAGATGTAACCATCGGACGAAATGCTAAAGCTACACTGCTTTATGTGAGCCGTCCCAGTTTCACCTCCTACGACAACTAGCAGCAGAACTCTATCGGGTTTTGGATTGGCATGAGGGAAGCGTTGGAGGCCGCAAGGCGTAGACCGCAGTCCACCAATCCTACGACGTTCTTATCTGTTGTGAAATTGCGCAAAGAAGTTGCAAGCGCATATGGGGGAATTGCCTTTGTTGCCCGTGGGTTCAAGTCCTGCGGCTTACAGCGAAGGTTCGAGCGGCCATGCTAGACACAACTAAGTTGTGCAAAGTGCTCGATGCTGATTGGACTTAGAAGAAGATCAGCCCACAAGATACTCAGCCAGTGGCTCCGGGAATGTGGAAGTATGCCAAAGGGAGAACGCATCTCCCCTAGGCAGAACCATGTCCACAGAGCCTAGCAGTCCACCAAGAATGTAGCACCTACATTTATTTTCTTATACCTGTTGACGTCGCACTTTTTTGCAGTAATATACGTATCCCAACTTAAAGGAGATGTGATGAGATACATATTTACGAGGGCTGATGTGGAGCTTGACTGTACTTTGGATTACTTGCCGCCTGAGGTAGGTTCTACTGAGAACGGTTTAAAGATTGAGCCAGACTACCCTGAGGCGATGGAGCTGGTGTCTGCCTTGCACAAGGACATAGAAATGATTGGATTCCTGGCTGACTATGTTGTGCGTGATATCCAGATTGAAGCGTTGGCATTATTTAAGCACGACAGAAGAAGTCAATGAGAACAAACTGTACGCAAGAGATTAGAGCATTACTCAGAGCGCACAGTGATGGAATGACGATAGAGCAAGTTGTGTGGGCCGTAAAGCGTGACAAGGCGAATGTTAAGAAGACCATACGCGCTATGCCTGATGCTTACATTGATCGATGGGAAGCTGTTCCGAGAAAACAGTATGCAGCTGTGTGGTGCGTGGTTGTACCACCAGAAGATTGTCCTAGACCGGAGAACGTAGATGACATGGCCATTCCCGCCATTTCCAAATCCAAAAGACAAGGGTACAAAAGTGCCCAAGTTCAACCCTGATAACTTTGAAGAGAGTCCACTATGAATGAAGATAGAAACCAAATTGCTGATGCAATTATTAAAGCCGCCTGTTATTTAGGCAATGGTGATGCCGCCACTTCTATGGGTGCTATTGAAGCACTTGGCGTTGTGCATAAAGAGGGCATGCAAGAAATTGCAGAAGCACATAGAGAAGGTTTAGAGAGCATTGCAGATGCACTCAATAACATTTCTGTATCGATTGATAGCTTAGCTAGAACTATAGAGAAAAGCAATGACTAAAGAAGAAAGAGAGTTAGATCTGCAACTGGCTGATCTTCAGTCAGAAAACCGTAGGCTAAAGAAGATTGAACAGGCCGCATTAGCCGTTGTTAAATCGTTTAGTAACAGTATTGACTACAACACTTGGGATGCGGCTCTTGATGCGCTAGAGGCCGCGCTGAAGGAGAAGCCATGAAACGTGAAGAGCTATTTGATATGGCTGAGAAGGCAGGCCTTGGCTTTGTCCGTCACGCAAGTGAAAAGGATATCGAGAAGTTTGAACAACTGGCTAGTCTGATCATGCAGCATTTTCGTTCAGAAACACTTGACACTATCGATGAGTTGTTTGATTCAGAAGCTCCGAACTACATGTATCAGACGGCCTATAACCATGCGCTGATTCATATGCAAGAGTTCATTATCAATATGGAGAAGCAATGACACAAGATGAAATCATTGAGATGGCACGACAGGCTGGTTCTTTGATTGAATTGGCTCAGGAAAAAGATTTAGTTTGGCTTGCGTCTTTTGCCAAGCTAGTAGCACAGCATGAGCGTGAGGCGTGTGCAAAGGTGTGTGAGAAATGGACACCAACCGATGCTGATGGAGTTTGTGATGTTGCTGATGCCATCCGAGAAAGGGGACAAGCATGAATGATTTATTTAAGCCGCATCAATGCCCACGATGCTTTGGGCTATTCAAAGTAGGAGACAGGTTTTGGAATGATTCGGGAACTGTCTATCACTGGGTTTGTTGGGTAAACAAATCAAAGGAGAAGAGCAATGACTGACTGCCCAAACTGTGAGTACCACAGGCAACGAGCACAACTGTGGCGTGATGAAGCCTACAAGCAAGCAGGGCATCCGTTGCCTGAGCGTGAGCAAGAGCCTGTGGCGTTTATCAATGTTGAACAACGCAAACTTGAGTGGGCTAAATACATGAGTTGGGATACACCAACAGTAGTAAACCTACCGAAGATTCCTCTCTACACCACCCCACCACAGCGCACATGGGTTGGGCTGACCAAAGAAGAGCGCCACGAGATCAGTATGGCTAACAGACCATACTGTGCAGATGTTATGGCGGCACATGAAGAAGAACTTAAACGGAGGAACACATGACACTAATTGACAGAGGATGTTGGGAACGTGGATGCGCTTGCTACGATAGCCGAATAAGGGATGAAACTGTAGAGGTTG